GTGAAGCCGATGACCCCACGCGTCTGATGACTCAGCGCGGGTGAGGCCTTGTGTGTTCCGATCAAATGCGGAGGCGGTGCTGAGGAACCTAACGGTTCCGCATCCACCTCCGACCAGAGTTTACTAGGTCGGGGTATCCCCAGGAAAGTCCTTTCCGGGGGTATCCCAACTCTGTTAATGTTTTCATCGGGAGCTCAGCCATGGTAGCATGGTGGGGCACCCGAATCATATTCTCCTTTTTGACATCGGACCTCCATGGTATCCCTCCTGCCCGGAAGGATCCCATGTCAGTCTGATGCATTGATTCAATTCTGAAGTCAATGGAGCCCTTGTCCTCTATGAGGCGGACAGGGGCTCCCATAACCTCAGTCATTTCAAGTTCGAGCCAACTAGTCTCCTCTCTGCCATCGTTCAGGATTGCGGAGAGGAAGTCTATGGTGGATATTCGACCGACTGGTGCCAACGATTTGTTGGCTGCCAATCGGACGAGTTTCTCGTCGTCAGTAACAATGAAGAAGACGTCCGCACCACCGTTCAGGACCTCCTGAACGATGATGGGATCATCCTCAAGTATTTCCGTAGGGGGATTGTGGTACTCATCACCAGTGATGATCCCATAACCCTCCGACATAAACCATTCGTAAAGTTCCTCCCCGGCCTCCTCATATCTCGTGAGGGGCCGGAGCGGTTTACCAAAGCGGCGCTTGATCACCTCGGGTAGGTCCACGTAAAGTGGGTTCCCTTCCTCGAGGATGCCAACCGCCTCAAAACTGTAGAGGTTCTCGGGCCTCTTCGCACCTAACAGGTGGGGAGAATCCCTGAACCGCGATTTGAATGTTGTAATGATTGTTCTCTCCTCTTCCGAAGAGAACACCGTTCCAACCATCTTTGACTTGACCACCTCAAAAAGGTCACGTTTCGTGTCCTGATTGAGCTGCTCAATTCTTTCTTGGAAAAGGTAATACTTGGTTAACTTACTCTCAGTGAGTAAGTAACCAAGTGTCACCAGCTTTTGTAGCACGTTACCCGGGAAGAGGTGATGTTGATCAGCTCTTACGAGTACGTGCTCCTTGATAGGGTCATCCTCCGGGATTTCGTAGAGTTCTAACAACATCTCCTTCGAGAAGTGGTTGGACTCTTTGAGTGCACCTCTGTATCCTGAGATACCGAGGTTCCCGGTGTTTAGTTCGTTCATCATGGTGAGATAGTACTCCCTGTGCCAGGGAGGACATCTTGCCATAATGTTAATCCATGATGTGACAGACCAGTCAGGGGGTGGTTTCCCAACCCCGGCTAGCTGTCTTGGTAGAAATAGAGGCTCCGGGCGTGAGATTGTTGACAAGCTCACGTCCTGGAAGGCAGACGCTATCCCAAAGATAGTTCTGCTTGGCCCATTCATTTTGTCGGCGTATTCCTGGTCGTGCCCAAGGAGGGTTACCTTCCCCCTTGGGTCCGACGAGAAGTTCGGCCTATCTTTTTCGGTTGCTATTAGTACACGTATCTTCGGTACATCCAGATACGGTATCAGTAGCTGCTCCTTCGATTTCATCCCCGTTCGACACGTGTTCGCACGTGAGACGGGGATGTGAAACCATTCTTCGCAGTAGGTTCCCCAGTCTTCAGTCAGAGCACTGTCGAGTGGAGATTCCTCATATCCTAGCATGGCGGAACATGCAGCAAAGTGTACGGCGTACTCCTTGCTGTCTGTTATGCCAAAAACGTCATCACCATTCCCTTCTTCGTACGCTTTCGCGGACGAAGCGATCCTCGCGTAGAGGTCGCACACCGGGTGTGCAAGAGAAAGGTTGGTTTTTGTAAGTGGATCGCCCATTGGAACCCCGTTAACAAGGGTTCCAACGAACTTTCCAGATATATATAACTCCTTCGGTCCTAACCAGTACTCTCTTATTGAGGAGAGTAGGTCGGGATCGAAGCCCATTTTGTGTAAGAGCTGACCCGTCAGAGCCCATGCCATTTCTGGCGTGGGTATGTCGGTTGCTCGTTCCCAGTCAGTGGAATATGCATAGGTTGGACCTCCGTCGAAGATCCAGCCCATGTTGTTGTCCACGTTGTCCCTAAAAGAGTGCCTTATCTTCTCTATGAACCGCCAACCAAGGCGTCCCGCCTTGAGTCCGGATCTTAGATGAGGTAAGGTCTTTATTACGTTGAGACTGATGTGGCTAAACGGTTGTAAAGCCGCATCCTTCCAAAAACTTCCTGACGTGACTATCCTCGCTTTTCCGTTCTCACGGATCGCGGCGACGTTCACTTTCATTACATCCTTGTCGCCCGAGTTGATCTTCTCGATCGCCTCGCGCCACACGAAGTTGCCAATTGTACCTGGGACCCCGTCTCGCAACGGGGGGACCACGATCTCCGCGTCGCGGAGAATCGTTTTCAGGTAACCAAATTTTCCTTCATTCCTCCGGGTCGACTCGCGGCAAGCCGCGGTCGACATAGAGGTCTTGAATTCGTGATTGGGTCCATAGTTCAGTTCACCAGCCAGCTGGCTGGTGACCTGATCCATGCACCACACTAGTAGATCGTCTGGATCAAAAGTTCTTGGAACCGTTACCGTTTCCAAGAAGGATTGAACTGACTCTTCGATTTGGCGTAGTCCTGCCAACCCGGTTGCCCGGGTTTGGCAGAACACCGCCGTTCTGAACATTTTCTCTTTGGACGACCTGTGACGCATCTGGTTAAAGATTCGCACAGGAAGTGCAAAGTATGACATATTTCGCAAGAAGTCTCTTTCAAGGTCGATCCCGACCTTGTTGAGCATTGCATGCTTAACGGTTTTCCGTAGTAACTTAAGTTTCTTTTGGAAACTTGAGTAACCGTGGAGGCAATTCATTATTATAGAGTTTGTTATCCGATCACTAAGGCGGTAGCCTTCGTGAAGGAACAACTCGGGGAAAGAGAATATCAAGGATGTCAAGACACCGTCGCAGGTGTCTAAGATATCCTTGATGAATCGTCGACCTCTACCACTCTCACTTAGCTTCCGGATCCGGGAGCGGCCTGAGAGGGGCAGTCGTCTGTACCAGTATGTAAGTTCTCGTAGGACACCTCTATAGGTCTCCGGCGAGCACTTCCAAATGTTGACACGTCTTCCTCTAGAGTCCCTCAACGAGGGGCTCCAGAGAGAGACATAGTTATAGTCCCACGATATCTCCTCTTGCAAGGAGGTACCGTTTCGGACTGCATCAATGAGGATACGCACAATCAGATTGAATTGATCTGATTGTGCCTCCCCCATATAGTTTTCATCATTTTTGTCTATCGGCTCCCTCGTGTTCGAGGTTAGAGGCAGACATTTGTGTGTGAAAACGACCATAACAAGTAT